CTTCCGATCTATTTGCGAAAATCCTGAGGTTGCTCAGAAAATGACCGACAATCTCGCGGAAGCAGCAGGCTGTGCTGTCGATATTGAGGAAGCAGAAGAAAAGGCAAGCGAGGACGTTGTAGCTCAGCGAGAAGAGGCACTTGCGGCACAGCTTGCTGAAATGAAAAAGCGCAAAAGAAAGCTTGTTGATCCGCTTCAATTCGAGATGTCAATTCAAGCTCAGGACTTATCGGGTTATATCCCGTCATTCGGATGGGAAATGTCACCGCCTACCGAAAAGCAGTGCGAGACGCTTGAAAAGCTCGGTATATTTCCGGATGAAATCGAGAACGCGGGCAAGGCAAAGCTCCTGCTCGACCGCTTATCAAAGCGCTGCGATGCAGGGCTAACTACGCCAAAGCAAATCCGTTTCCTCGAGGGCAAGGGATTTAGGCATGTCGGTACCTGGCAATTCGAGACCGCTCGAAAGCTTATTGACCGCATAGCCGCCAACGGTTGGAAAGTACCATACAGTATCAATCCTGCAACATTTGAAGAAGGAGCTGCTATATGAGTAACAGCAAAGATATAGTTAATGTATTAAAGTTCATTGACCCCGCACTCCTCGACTATCAAGAATGGGTAAACGTCGGAATGGCCCTTAAGCACGAAGGCTACGGCGTTGATGTGTGGGATGAATGGAGCAGAGCTGACAGACGTTATCATCCCGGGGAATGTGAAAAGAAGTGGGAGAGTTTTAACGGTGCTTCCTCTCCCGTTACTGCCGGTACGATTGTACAAATGGCAAAAGACAGAGGAATGACATTCTTTGAACATAAGGAATTATCGTGGGATGATGAAATATGCTACGAAGAAAACGGATTGAATTTATCCACCGGTGAGGGCTTGCCGTTTGGTGAGCCCGACAAGTGGGACCCCGTGAACGAGATTATAACATACCTCGACACGCTGTTTGATTCAAGCGATAATGTCGGCTACGTCACCGAGACCTACGAAAAAGACGACAACGGTAAAATAAAGTACCTTCCCACCAAAGGAAGCTGTGACCGTACCGCCGGAGAACTGATTGAGCTGCTTAATCATTGCGGCGGCGACATCGGCAAGGTGTTCGGTGATTATAAGCCCGAAGCAGGAGCGTGGATTCGTTTTAATCCGCTCGACGGTAAAGGTGTTAAGAACGAGAACGTTACCGAGTTCCGTTATGCTCTGGTTGAATCGGATTGTATGCCGATTGAGGAGCAGAACGCTCTGATCCGTGAGCTTGAACTTCCCGTGGCGGTGCTTGTCTACTCGGGCGGTAAGAGCGTACACGCCATTGTCAAGATTGACGCGCCGAATTATGAGGAATACCGCAAGCGCGTTGATTATCTATACAATGTTTGCGGTAAGAACGGACTTGAAATTGACCGTCAGAACCGTAACCCGTCAAGGTTGAGCCGTTTGCCCGGCGTTGTCCGCGGGAATAAAAAGCAGTTCATTCTCGATACAAACATCGGCAAGCCCGATTTTACAACGTGGAAAGATTGGATTGAGAGCATTAATGACGACTTGCCGGACTTTGAGAACCTCGCCGATTATTTCGACAATCCCCCGGAGCTCGCTCCGCCGCTCATTGACGGACTACTCAGAAAAGGTCATAAAATGCTTTTGGCAGGGCCGTCGAAAGCGGGTAAATCTTTCGCGTTAATTGAGCTTGCCATAGCCATTGCCGAGGGTAAAAAGTGGTTTGGCTTTGATTGTGCTCAGGGTAAGGTTATGTATGCTAACCTCGAGCTCGATAAGGCAAGCTGTTACCGTCGTTTTATAGACGTTTACGAGTCGCTCGGTTACAGCCCCGACAACGTAAAGAACATTGACATATGGAATTTGCGTGGTAAATCCGTGCCTATGGACAAGCTCGCGCCTAAGCTCATTCGTCGAGCTGCTAAAAAGGACTTTACCGCTATTATCATTGACCCGATATATAAGGTCCTAACGGGCGACGAAAACTCCGCCGACCAAATGGCGGCGTTCTGTAACCAGTTCGATAAGCTCTGTAATGAGCTCGGCTGTTCGGTTATCTACTGTCATCATCACAGTAAAGGCGCTCAGGGCGGTAAGCGCAGTATGGACAGGGCCTCAGGTTCGGGAGTATTCGCTCGTGATCCCGACGCACTGCTTGACTTAACTGAACTCAATGTGACCGAGGATGTTTTCATTCAGCAGGAAAACAAGGAGATTATCAATATCATTAAAGAGCGCCTTATAACTTGGAAACGTAATCTTGAAATGTGCTCGCAAGATGATTTGCAGAACGCTAACGCAATGCTTGAAATTGCCCGAAAAGAGCTCCCTGAGAATGCGTTTAAAACAATGACGGCCGAATATATCCCCAATGCTAAAAAAGCCGTCAGAAGGCGTACAGCGTGGCGAATAGAGGGCACTTTGCGAGAGTTCCCGAAACTCGCGCCGATTAATCTTTGGTTCGATTATCCTGTTCACTATAGCGATGACGCGGGCGTTCTGACTGATTGTAAATATGCAGGGGAATTTGATCCAAAACAGAATCTTCCGCGTGGTCAATCAAAAAAAGACAAAGAGGAAGAAGGAAGAAAGCAGAAAAAACAGGCGCTTGAAACTGCTTTTAGTGGCGTTGAAGAAAACGGAAAAGCAAAACTTCAAGACCTCGCTGATTATCTTGGAGTCACTGATAAAACTGTTCGTAGACACATACAAAACCACGGCGGCTTTGTTATAGAAAACAGTATAGTAGAGCGCAAGGACACAGACAAGGACAAATAATTTATTGAGAATGTCCGAGGGACAAAGTGTATTGTCCTTTGTCCGAGGGACAGACAAACACGATAATTTTATCGAGAGTGTCCGAGGGACGGACAACGTATATATTATAAATATATAATTTTTGTGTCCCTTGGGTAGGACACAAAAAAATATTTACAATAATTCTCGCGCGAGGAGGCGCTGAAATATGACAAAACAAGAATACAAATTTTTGCAAGACGAGCTCTCAAAGTTATTGAGACCTGAACGGCTTAACCGGAAATTTTTTCACAGCGGATATCAGGACGCTTACAAAACGGCAGTGCTTGATTGTAAGTCAAAGTTGAATTCTCTTTTTGAGTGTCATAATGCAGAAGAAAAGGAGACCGAATGAAAACGATATTTTTTATGCCGATGATTCCCCCGACGGTGACGGCTCAGGAGAAAAAACTCACGACGATTCACGGTAAGCCGTTTATGTACGACAGCGTGGAAATTAAGAACGCTAAGCAAAAGTTCAAAGCTCACCTGATGAAGCATAAGCCGGCGCAGCCGTACACCTCGGCGATTCAGCTGGTAGTCAAGTGGTGTTTTCCAATCAAAGGTGAACACGCGGACGGGGAATATAAGACCTCAAAACCCGACACGGACAATCTTCAAAAGCTCTTGAAGGACTGTATGACAAAGGTCGGCTTTTGGAAGGACGACGCTCTTGTCTGTTCCGAAATCTGCCAGAAGTTCTGGGCGAAAATCCCCGGTATTTTTATCTGCATAGAGGAGTTGCCGATAAATGGATATTCAGAGAGTTAAATTCTGCCTCGGCAGAACAGTCTACTTTGAGGGCGCACCGTACACGTTCACAGGTTGCATTATGCGGCAGGGGAATAAGAGCGGTTTTGTCTTTCAAGCTGAGCTTAAAGACCAGACCTCGGCAGCAACCTCGCTTGTAATTGCAAAACTCGAAGACGTATCAGAAAATCAAAACGCAACTTGACATTATATAATCACAATTTGAGATTATATATTAAAACAAGCTGACATTATAAAATGACAATCTGAGATTAGTTGTTATTCAGCGAGATTTAAAAAGACAACCTTCCATCCTGAATATCATTTTAATTAAAAATGGCTTGCCTATCGCAAAAATTTCATTTTGGTTGTCTGTACTCTTTAGGAACATTAAACACGCTAAGGAACTTGCTCTATAGTGTGGGAGAGGTGAAAAATGACAAATATAATTTTTATGCAGGTACATAAGAAATTATATCCGGTAAAGGATGATATCTATTCAGTTCTTGAGCGGGCAGGATGTGTTGATATTCTCGGTTCTGTGAGTGATATCCCTGTCTTGGATATTCCCTTTTTACCGGATGACAAATGGCATATGTTAGCTCTTACAAGTCGCTTATTACATCCTGATTGGTACAGGGCAATAGGAGAGAATGTCGAGCAGACAATTCTAAAGCTGATTAAGGGAGTGACAAATTGACGATAAGAGAATTCAAAGCTATTGATAAACAGCTCGGTAAGCTCAAAAGAAAGCTTGTAATGCTTAAAAGCGAGGTCGTGAATGTTTCTCCTGCTCTTTCAGGTATGCCCGGGGGCAGTGATGTGTCTGATAAAATCGGTAAGTGTATTACCGAAATTTCGGACACTGAAAAGCGAATTGAAGAACTGGAAACCGAAAAGCACAACGCCCTCAGCCGCCTATCGAAAGATATTGACGAAGAGGTTTGTATTCGCTTATTTTTGGTGAAGAATTATACTTGGCGTATGATAGCGGATATAACCGAAAACAGGCTCGATACAGTGGCAAGCATAAAAAAACGCTGTTACAAACACAATTGGTAACGAAGTTACTTTTGAGTGTGATATAATTAGAATTAGGAAACGTATAAAGATGAACATTGTGTGTCATGCTCCTTATGTGAAGCCGCCCGGAAATGGGCGGTTTTGCTTTTTCGCTTTTGAGAGGTGGTGAAGGTGGCGAATGAGAAAAACTTAATACCCTTTACCAGCGATCAAAGCCGAGAGGAAGCCGTGAAAAATGGTGCAAAGGGTGGCAGAGCGTCGGGTGTTGCACGGCGGCGAAAAAAGAGCATGAAACAGATAATGGAACTGTTGCTCGAAAAGCGTACGTTCGCACCTGATGATTTTACACTGCTCAGCGATTTAGGACTGAATTCCGTTGAGTTTGAAGATGAAGAAATAACAAATCTTTTAATCGTAAACGCCGCTCTGCTTAAAAAAGCGAAAAGCGGCGACGTTGGCGCGATAAAAGAATTAAGAGATATTATTCAGGATGACGCATATAAAAAGCACAAAATGAAGCTCGATAAAGAATATCTCAGAATCGAGAAAGAGAAGAATGCGCCGCCTGATGTGTATATAAACGAATACAAGGGTATTCCTGCAACGATGATAGCACCGACATTTACGCCGGTGCTTTTCGATATTGAGAACCGCGAACACTCGGAATACGTGTTCCCGGGCGGCAGAGGCTCTACAAAATCAACTTTTGTCAGCTTAGAGATTATCGACCTGCTGATGAAGAACGAGGATATGCACGCCTGTGTTATGCGCCAGGTTGCCGACACGTTGCGCGGTTCGGTGTATCAGCAAATCCTGTGGAGCATTGACGCGCTCGGGCTTAGTGATGAATTTCACTCTACGGTTAGCCCGATGGAGATAACACGTATAAAAACGGGGCAAAAGATATATTTCCGCGGTGCTGATGATCCCGACAAAATTAAGTCGATTAAAGCACCGTTCGGATATATCGGTATTTTGTGGTTTGAGGAGCTCGACCAGTTCACAGGTCCT